CAACGACAAGAAATTTCATCATGTAAATTTGTTGGGGTTGAAGTTTAGGATTGCTAACAACAAGCGATCATCAAGAGTTGATAACAGAGTGATCTACAAAACAAGTAGGGGCATTGTCTTTAACTTCTTGAAGAATAGATATCTATGTTTAATTACTAAGAGATAAACTATGAGTATAGCAAAATATATTGAAGCACATTATCCACAAGTCTTACAATTTGATATTGAATCAATCAATATAGATTCTAAAGATATCAAAGATTGTTGGGTAAAGTGGGCACAACTTAATATAGAACTAAAAAATGGAGATGTTATTCTAGTTGATAACTACCATGAATGTGATGTGGATTGGAAGTGGGCAGATAAAGTAGAAGCTTTTGATAAACACTTTAACAAAGTTAAACTAATCGAGGAATAAATTATGAATAGAAATAAAGTAGACCAAATTGTAGATGATTACTATGATGATGCTGAGATCATAGATACAAATCCAGAGAGTAAATACTTTGGAGACGACCACAATGCACAACAGTTAGAGAGAATCTTTGATGAGTGTGTTGATGAGGGTATGGCTTATGATGAAGCTGAGATTGAAGCACAGCGTAGGTTTGAGGGCAAAGGAATATGAAATACAAAGTAATAGAAACTTTAGCTTACAGAAATGTAGTTGAAGTAGAAGCCAATAGTAAAGAAGAAGCATGGAGTAAAGCTTTTGAGGGCGGAGAAATGTCTGCCAATGGAGAGTGTGAGGATATAGTAATACAAGATGCATATGTAAAGGAGGTGTCAGATGACAAGCGAAGAAGTAGATAAAATTATTGAAGATATGAAATATAAAAAATATTTCAATCTAAACAAAATAGAAAAAGACTTATTAGATAACTATGATACTGATTTAAACACTTGCAATAAGTGTGATGTAGTTGTAGATAGTGCAACCGAACTATATTGGCAAGGAGATTGTGCAGATAGTTATCATAAGTGTATGGAGGGATATGATGCCCTATGTGATGATTGTTTTGGGGAGGTGTCAGATGAAAACAATAAGTAGATTTACAGAACATTATTTAGACAAAACTAAAGTCAGAAAGGGAGATTTTGATTGGGATTTATATAACATGAAAGAAGAACTTACTAATGAACAAGAAGCATTAAGACAGTTAAATGGACTAATCGAAAGTATTGCTACAGGTAATAATACTTATAAGCTTGATACTTTTAAATCTGATGTAGAGGAAGTTTTAGAGGAGGTGTCAGATGTCAGTTAAAGAACAATATGTAAATGTATTAGATATTAAATTTTATGTATGTGATGAGGACGGAAACGAAGTTTTAAACAAAGACGGAACTATTAAAGAATTTTATTTCGAGGGCAGATTAAAACCTTTGGAATATCTTTGTGAAGATATGACTGTAGAAGATTTAGAAGAGGTATCTAATGGATAGAGGGTGTTGCAATGAGTGTGGCTATAAAGCTGATTATATTATTGATAACAATAATTATGCAGATAATGGCTACAAAGATTTAAACCAAGTGCCAACAGATAAAATGTTATGTGGCGTATGTTATGAGGAGGTGTCAGATGAAGTATAAAGTATTTACTAAATGGATTGGCTATTCTGAAATAGAAGTTGAAGCAAAATCAGAAGATGAAGCTAGAGAAATGGTTGATATGGGAAACTATGAGCCAGAAAATGAAATTCATACAGGTAATGGACTTGAATATGGTTATGAAGATGAAGAAATTTTAGAGGTAGAGGAGGTGTCAGATGAAACTTAAACAAGTATTAGAAATACAAGAAGTATTAGGTAATAAAATACCTGTTGATATGGCAGAGAAATGGGTGTATCATAGTGATAGTCGTGAGGAATGGGTAGACATTATGGAACTAGATGTAATCCATGCGATTAGAATATTAAGAAAATATATGGGAGAAATGAGTGATGAGCAACCAAATGTAGATGTAGATGTACTTTGGTTAGATTAGAATTATAAAAAATTACAATGATGTCACAATAATGTAACACAATTGACACATTAATATGATAGAATACAATTTTGTAGTTGGGAGTGAGCCTTTGTAAAAACCTTTCTGTATCAATTCGGTTGGCTTGAAGAGGTTAAGGATAAAAGTAAATGAGAACTAGACCACCATGCACTAACTACAACAGTTGCTAGACCTGTAACAGGTCGACCTGTAAAACTAGCACCAATGCTGACGAGCTATCAGTCTTTTGGGTAAGACCCACAGTTTATACTGATATAAATTAAACAACTGAAAACCTATGGTTTGCTAGTATCCATACAAAAACTAGCACCATTAATTTAAAACGAGGAGGTATGATATGAATGAGAAAGAACAAGAAAGAATCTCAGGACTACAAGATCAACACGAGGACACCGGACTTTGTACTTGTGGAGAAAAGATAGACGATTGTTCAGATGCTTACGCACATATAACAGGAGGTGCATGATGAAAAGAATAGAAAAAAGTACATGGTATTCTAGAGTTGAGGAAATTTTAGCCAGAGATTTTGGAAATATTTATAGTAAATTAACAAGTGTAACGCAACAAATGTTGCTTGATAATACCCATGCGTATGTCATAAATCGTAGAGACTTAGATTCTATATCAGAGATGGACATGAATATGCTTGTAGAAGAGTATGTGGCTTCGTGTGTTGCACGTTCGTTCAAGTACTAAGGGGGTAACCTACTTTATGATTAACCCTATGCTTAGAAACGAGTACAGTAAGCCAATATTTTTTAGAAAATCATGCTAGAATTTTATATATTTTGTAAACTTTTATTAATATATTGGTTGTCGAGGTAACACGATTGTCACATGATTTGACTTTTATTTATTTTTGTGATATAATCTTATACATATTATAACATTAATGAAAATAATAATTAATTATATTATTAATTTATATTAATATTTATAAAACTTTATAAAGGAGAATGGTAATGATAGAATATAATAATAAAAAAGTAACACCAAAGGTGTATGCTAAACACCAAGTATCTGATTACTTGATGGGTTTGTTTGATAGTCCAGAGGTTCATATGGATAAAGGATTTACAAACGCTACATCACGTGAACAAGAACAGATCATGAATCAAGTTAGTTTGTTTGAAGATAGGATTCATAAATTATTAGGTGTTAAATTTAAAAGTATTACAAGTAGTAGTAACTTTGAAAAATCTATATAGGAGATAGAGTTATGGAATTTATATTAGCAGTAGTAGGTGTTATTTTTTTGTTGTCAGTCACAACTTTGTATATGTACTGGGTTGAAGATGATAAGATAGAACCTTACATACCATCCAAGATACAACGTGGTAATTTCTGGGATGCAGAAACAAAAAAGTTTTACAAATGGGATGAGTTGATGGAACGTAAAAAAGAGAGGGAGCAAAATGACACAGTACAATGAAGCTGTTGAACAACAAAAAGAAATACTTGAGTTAGAAAAACAAGCTAAACAAATTGTAGCTATTGACACCAGATACAAAGATGGTTTATGGTATAAACAAACTGTTGATTATGCTGATGGTCGAAGGGTTACAGAGTACAAAGACAAACGCAGAGCAACTCTAGAGGAGAATAGGTATGGCAAAGATTAGAACAGTCAAGGGTCATGTCTCTGCTACACAAGGCAGAGGTAAAAAGACCAGTCAAGGTAGAGGTAACGTTGGCACATCTACTATGAACAAGAATAAAAAAGTCAACTTAAAAAAATATCGAGGGCAAGGTAAATGATAGGAGAAATAGTAGGAATTATATTTATAATAGGGTTTATGTTATTTTGTATGACAGGTGTTGGACTAATAATAGCAGATAAAAATTATGAAGACAAAAGAAAGGACGACTGATTGGTACTTGAAATGGATTGCAAGTTGCTTTATAATACTAGCAATATGTTTCAGATCAGTACAAGGGTTTCAAGAATTAGATTTAATACTAAGTTTTATAGGTTGTTTTATGTGGACTTTAGTAGGTTTGCTTTGGAACGACAGATCTTTGATAGTATTAAATGCAGTAGCAACCTTTGTATTACTAACAGGTATAATTAAATTATTTATTTAGGAGGGAAATATGACAGCAAAAGAAATGACAGATAATAACTTTATAAACTTTCAAGATGATTTCTATAATCTTTTAGAAAAGTATGGAGTTGGTAAGATTGATATTGAACACCCACAGTTTAATAGTATTTGCAATCTTAGAAATAGTGTGGTAGAATTTATTGAACAAGAATTATTTGAAGAAGAATACTACCGTGAAACAGACGGAACTACTGCGGAAGAAGTATGAACATATTTTATTTTGATGATAGTCCAATAGAATCTGCATTAGCACAACCAGATAAGATGCTAGTAAAGATGCCACTTGAAACTGCACAAATGTTATGTACTGCACATAGAGAATTAGACGGGGATGAGTATGCTGATGAGGTAGGTTTATACAAAAGAGCTTACTGGAATCATCCTTGTACTGTATGGGCTAGACAAACAAAGCTAAATTACTTATGGTTATATACACACTTTTTAGCATTAGGATCTGAATATAAATATAGATATGGTAGAGAACATGCAAGTATAACTAAACTTGCAAAGCCTTTGAAAAAAATACCAGACAATATTTTAAATGAAGGCATGACACCACTAGCACAAGCTATGCCAGATGAATATAAACATGAAGACCCAATCGTTGCGTATCGTAGATATGTAATTAATGAAAAACACTATGCCAAGTGGGATAAGAACAGACTTAAACCTACATGGTGGACAACACAGGAGGTTGCATAAATGTATATGAATAAAGAATTTATAATTAAAGGATTACAAAATCACTTTCAAGGTCAGATAGATAAGCACGTTGCTAATGCTATGGTATTGATTAGTAATCCTGTTGGGGTTGCTGAACACCCAGATACTTTAGATAGTATTGAAGGAGAGCTTGGAAAGGTTGCAGATTATGAAGATAAACTTGCAATGTTAAATAAATATTTTGATTAGGAGATCATATGAAATATAATATAATAATACCTGCGGTATTTATAGTACTAGGATTGGCTATGTTTAAGGTAGTAAACATTACAGCAGATAACATATCTGAAAACAAAACAGGACTGAATAGATTAAACAAATCTTTCCTGTCTCTCAGCGAAGAGTTCGAAGATATAAATAAAAACTCTGAGTTAGTTGAAAAAGTAACAATGAGTTATAGAAACTCATTAATTAATCTATCAGATAGAGTGGATAAATTAGAAATAACTACGTATGATATACATAGTATATTAAAAGATTTAGATGAACGTATTAATAAACAACCGGCTCCACCTGTGGTTATTGAAAAATATTTGGGAGACTATATGGAACCAGAACCTACGAAAGAGGATGAAGAATCGTTAGGAGTTAATGCTGGACTGGGTGTGCTAACAGGTACACATGTGACCGGACAACCAGAGATAGTTCCAGAATCTATTGTATGTCCTAAAGTTATATCACCTAGACCTTATGGATATTACATAGACAACATTACAATTAAAAGAACTTTAAAGTTTACAGTTATCTATGATCTATTTCAAGGAAATGTAACTGATGTTAGATATGATGGTTTTATACCTAACAAAGTTAAACAAGCTACCTTTAATTATGTAATGGATTTAGAGTTTGATAACCCAGTTACTATAACAGGGTGTACATTACCTTTTACTATTAACATTTAAGGGTTGCATTTATAATTAATCTGTGGTATAATACAGCTTATGTATTCATTAGAAAAAAGAAAATACAATAAAGAAATACTTACTCGTGATGAGTATAGAAAGTTTGGATTGTATATGAATGAACACTACCCAAACGTAGGGCATATAGTGGAAGCATTGGATGATACTTTTATAGTACATCTACATGATACTCCTCTTACATTTTGGGAAGAAATACTTACTACTATTAGAGATTAATTGAGGTATATTATAAGAAGTTTTGCCCTCCTTTATTTAACTTATAATATTTACAAGTTTCCGGTCTTGTGCCAATTTAAAACCGGCTTAATTTTTTTAACCAAACACTTTACTTTATCATCAAAGTATGATATAATGTGTGCACTTAATACAAACCGATGGAGGAATAATTATGTATGAGTATGTAACTGGAAAGGCAATGTGGGCAAACATCACATCGCCAAACACGAGGTTTCAACCTCACAAGTATGGCTTAACTGTTTTAACAGATGCAGATACTGCTGCTAAACTTGAAGGCATAGGTCTTAATCAAGTTAAAGACAGAGCAGGACAGCCTAAGTATGATGAACCGGCATTTACTTTTAGTAAACGAGCAGCCAATAACGATGGGGTAGCTAATGCTGCACCTAAGTTAATTAACGTTGATGGTGAACCTATTGATGTTAGTGTAGGTAATGGTTCGGAAGTAACTGTTAAGATCAAACCTTACAAGAATGACTTCGGACAATTCGCTGAACTCATGGCTGTGAAGGTAGAAAATCTTATTGAATATGTCGAAGGCGACACAGACAACGAGGAATTTTAATTATGATTATTACTATTGTTGATAAAGAAGGAGTCAAGACTAATTACGATATTAACACTATCAGTGATGATGGTATAAAGCAAGAAGCTACTGTTATAGTACAGAAAGTAGGTAACATACAAGTTATCATAGAAGCTTTAGACTTTGCAAGTCGTACACATCGTGCTAATTTAGAAGGACTTCTCAAAGATAGAGACGAAGCAATCGTTGAAACTGAATCTGCTCGTAACGAGAAAGGTCAGTTCGTAGGAGACGACCCAGAAACTATAGAGGACGAATCTAAAGTAGCAAAAAAAACCACATAGTCTGTGAGGAGGGCTAACATGAACGATACAACTTGGGATAAGTTGAAACAACCCTGTCCACTTTGCAACAGCAGTGATGCTGTAGGAGTCAATCAAGATGGCTCGGCAAAGTGTTTCAGTTGTGGAGAATTTATGCCTAACTATGAACAAGCATGTAACGGAAAAACTATGACACAATTACAACCAACACAAATCAAACAACCAGATAATGTAGCCGAAGGTAACTTCATTGCATTAACTGATAGAAAAATATCTCAAGCAACTGCACAGAAGTTTGGGGTCAAAGCTGTCCAAGACCTTAAAGGTCAAGTCATTAAACATTTCTATCCGTATTACAACGGACACGAATTATCAGCTACCAAATGTAGAAACTCTTTAAGTAAAGACTTCTTTGTATCTGGTAGTTATAATGAGACAGGATTGTTTGGTCAACAGTTGTTTAAGAGTGGCAAGTATGTCACTATAACCGAAGGGGAGTGTGATGCAATGGCAGCCTATGAACTACTAGGTAGTAAGTGGGCAGTCGTATCCATCAAGCGTGGAGCACAAGGTGCAGTAAGAGATATCAAGGAAAGCTTAGAGTTTTTTGATAACTTTGAAAACGTGATAGTTGCTTTTGATAATGATAAAGCAGGAAAGGATGCAGCAGTTAAAGTTGCAAGACTTTTCAAGCCGGGAAAGGCTAGGATACTCACACTTCCCAATGGCTTTAAAGACCCTAACGATATGCTTCGTGACAATAGACATAAAGATTTTGTTGAAGCATGGTGGGCTAGTAAAGTTTATACACCTTCTGGTGTTATAAATGTTACTGAGCAACGTGAGAAGTTTCATAATCGTGAGAAGAAACAAAGCATCCCATATCCTTATGAAGGATTAAACAAGAAGCTATATGGACTTAGACAAGGAGAACTTGTAACACTTACAGGTGGTACAGGACTTGGTAAGTCTAGTGTGACTAGAGAGATAGAGCATTGGCTTGTCAAACAAACACAGGACAACGTAGGTATCATAGCATTAGAAGAAGATTGGAGACGTACCATTGATGGTATACTTTCTATTGAAGCTAACGCTAGGTTATACATTGACCAAGAACGTGAGAAGTTTTCCAAAGAAGAACTTGATAAGATGTTTGATATCTTGTATGATGGTGAGAACAAAAACAGAGTATGGGTTCACTCACACTTTGGTACTAACGATATTGATGATATCTTTACCAAGCTTCGCTTTATGATTATAGGATGTGATTGTAAATGGATAGTGGTCGATCACTTACATATGCTAGTCAGTGCAGTACATGAAGGCGATGAGAGACGAGCCATTGATGCTATTATGACTAGGCTAAGAAGTTTAGTTGAAGAGACAGGTGCAGGTATTATTCTTGTATCTCATCTTAGACGTGTCGATGGTAACAAAGGACATGAGAATGGAATTGAAGTAAGTCTATCTCATCTACGTGGCTCTAATAGTATTGGTCAGTTATCAGATTGTGTTATTGCATTAGAACGTAATCAACAATCAGACGACCCAGAAGAAGCTAGGACTACTAGACTACGTGTTCTTAAATCAAGATACACAGGCGATGTAGGTATGGCAGCTAGAGTTATCTACGATGCCGAGACAGGTAGACTAACTGAATTAACCAACGAAGACATAGAGTTTGATAACTCTGGAGAGGAAGTATTCTAATGGAATTAGTATTTGATATAGAGACAGACGATCTAAATGCAACAAAGATATGGTGTATTGTTGCACAGAATCCAGTATCCGGTGAGGTATTTAAGTTTCCACCAGACAAACTAGAAGAAGGATATCAGTTTTTACAAACAGCAGATAAACTTATTGGTCATAATATTATTGGATTTGATATACCTCTGGTAGAAAAGTTTGGTAATATAGATCTAAGTGATAAGACAGTTATTGATACTCTTGTTCTATCTAGATTATTTAATCCAACACGTGATGGAGGTCATAGTCTAGAGACGTGGGGTTATAAGTTAGGCTATCCTAAGATTGAGTTTGAAGATTACTTAAACTACTCTGATGATATGTTGACCTATTGTGTAAGAGACGTTGAGTTAAATACTAAAGTTCTACAAGAACTTAAAAAAGAATCTAAAGGCTTTGCCAAAGATTGTATTGATATTGAACAAGGCGTTGCTAAGATTATGAAACAACAAGAGCAAGATGGTTTTGCTTTTGATATTGAATCAGCACTTACTTTATTAGCAGAACTAAGAGAAAAGAAACAACAGATTGAAGACGAAGTTCATTCTACATTTAAACCTAAGTGGGTAGATACAAAACAAGTTACACCATATATTAAAAAAGATGGTAACCTATCTAAGCGTGGTATGACTGATGAAGAATATCAACGTTGTTTAGATAAAAACAACTTCAATCCTTTCATGCGACAAACTTTACAAGAGTTTAATCTTGGTTCTCGTAAACAGATTGGAGAATATCTTATTGACTTTGGTTGGAAGCCAGATAGATTTACACCTACTGGTCAACCCATTGTAGATGAGAAAACATTATCTAAGATTACACATATCCACGAAGCAAAACTTATTGCAGACTTTTTATTATTACAAAAGCGTATAGCTCAGATTGATTCATGGGTAGAAGCTGTTAAAGATGATGGTAGGATACATGGTTTTGTTATTCCCAATGGTACCATTACCGGCAGGATGTCACACAGAAATCCTAATGTTGCTCAAGTTCCCTCAGTTAATAGTCCTTATGGTAAAGAGTGTAGAGCATGTTGGACTGTATCAGAAGGACATAAGCTTGTAGGTGTAGATGCAAGTGGATTAGAGCTACGCATGTTAGCACATTACATGGACGACAAGGAGTATATAAATGAAATTATTAATGGAGACATTCACACAACTAACAAAAACTTTGCTGGACTTAAATCAAGAGATCAGGCAAAGACTTTCATCTATGCCCTCGTGTACGGAGCAGGAGATGAAAAGATTGGAAGTATTATTAAAGGAAGCAGAGCAGAAGGTAAGAAGTTGCGAGAACGCTTTCTTAGTAGTCTACCAACATACAGAACTCTTAAAGAACGAGTTGACAGAGCAGCTTCAAAAAATTACCTCAAAGGATTAGATGGTAGGAAGTTGTATATAAGAAACAAACATGCTGCCCTTAATACTTTACTGCAGGGAGCAGGTGCTATCTTAATGAAGAAGGCATTGGTTGAGTTAGATTTAGTATTACGTTTAAACTCAATCAATTATAAATTTGTTGCTAACATACATGATGAATGGCAGATTGAAGTCAAAGAATCTCAAGCAGATTTTGTTGGAGAGACTGCAGTCAAAAGTATTATAGAAGCAGGTGAACATTTTAATCTACGCTGTCCAATGGATGGCGAATATAAAGTAGGAGGTAACTGGAGTGATACACATTAAACCAAATGATGATAGTAGAAAGGGAGACCTTGCAGAGTATTATGCAGTAACTTGGCTATGGGATAATGGCTATGAAGTTTTTAAAAATACTGGTTGTACTGGACCTATTGATATGGTAGCTATAAAAGATGGAACTACTACATTTATAGATGTTAAAACTGCACAACCACAACAACATAAAACAACAGGAAACAACGTAACAAAATGTCAGAGTAGAAATGATCTACAAAAAAAACTTGGTGTACAACTATTACAATTTAATCCTGTTGACAGAACACTTCATTTTATTAAACATAGAGATAAAAAGTATGACTAAATCTAAAAAAACTATTGACACAACCAATCAAGAAGTATATAATAAGTTGTCGGCTAAGAAAAAATCATCCGAATCAGGACATTGGTATACTCAAAAAGGTGAGCCAATGTATACTATTGTAGGTGCTAATGGTAAAGAACGTAACACTACATTACGTGATGCTAAGAAAGATAACTTAGTACCATCGGTGACTACTGTACTAAGTCTGGTAGCAAAACCAGGATTAGAAAACTGGAAGATTAATCAAGCATTAAACTCTGCTCTTACTTTAGAAAAAGAAGAAGATGAATCTCTTGAGGAGTTTGCTTACAGATGTAAACAAGATTCTAAAAGGATAGGACAAGAAGCTGCAGAAGAAGGAACTAAGATTCATGCAATGATTGAACGAGGTTTCTTAGGTGAAGAAACAAATCCAACCTATGAAATAATACAGTCTTGGTTAGATGAAAACTTTCCGGATGAAGAATGGATAGCAGAAGATTCTTTCTGTGCTGACTTAGGTTATGGTGGTAAGATAGATTTATATTCTAAGTCTGGTATCTTTGTAGACTTTAAAACTAAAGATAATCTAGAAGGTAAAGACCCTGCTCGTTTAGTATATGATGA